TGGTGGTGGCACAGACTTTGCCGTGAACTTCGAGTTCATGAAAGAGCAGGGTCTTCAACCTCGTAAGTTCATCATGTTCACAGACGGCTATCCCTGCGGTAGTTGGGGTGACTCAGACTACTGCGATACCCTGTTCATCGTCAAGGGCAATACATCTGCAGAAGCACCCTTTGGTCAGACTGTGATCTATGAGAAGGAAACGGAGACGGCTTAATGTTCTACGGGTGGTTGTTGGCAGTCCTAGGCTACAACCTTAAAGCAGATGAATCAGTCGCGAGCCAATTCTGCGCCCACCTATACAAGAGTGCCAGGGGGTGTGGCTTTTTAGCCACTGACCCCGCTGCTACGCACATAGAGGTTGACAGATTGGATGTTCGATCGTACAATATAGATACTGAAACAACGAAAGGAGCGGTAAAATGAAACTACTTTTAGCATTCATTGCAGGTATGTTCGTAGCCACTGTTGGTGTGTCTGGTGTTGCATCAGCCGTTGACAAGGCCGTAGGTAAAACCCAAGAAGTCATGAAAGAGACCGTGAAATGAGCACGATGAGCGAACTTGCATATGACATCGAGCAACTGTACATCGATGGTCACAGTCCTAAGATGATCGCTGCGATCTTGGAGTGCCCCGTAGAGATCGTCTACGGTTGGATGGAATCTGAGTCGTTGGGAGAAGAAAGTTTTAGTCCCTACGATACGATGAACTCGTAAATCGGTTGACAGTGCCGCAGATCGGTGCTATACTATTAAAACTGTAAACAACTTAGGAGCGAACTATGACTGTTACCGTTACCCCCGAGCAGATTCCTGCAATCGTCAATGAAGCCAAGACTGCTGCGTATGCTGCTGCCGAGAAGTACTTCCGTGAAGTCTTGGGTGGCCAGGATCGTTTCGCCTGTGGCTTTGCCTGGGTCAACATCTACAAGATCAAGGGCAACACCAAGATCGGCCGAGCACTGAAAGAGTGCGGAATCCGTCCTAGCTACTCAGGCGGGCTGCAACTGTATAACCCCAGCGGTTTCGGTTGCCAGAACATCGACACCCTCGAAGCTGGTGCCGATGCTGCGGCGGCGGTGTTCAAGCGATACGGATTCGAAGCCTACAGTGGATCACGTTTGGATTAACCCTGGGCCCGAAAGGGCCTTTTTTATTGGTTGACCATTTGGATGATCGGCGCTATACTAGAGGTATAGTGAATAACAAGGAGCGATGATGAAAGCATTAAACTACAGAGATGCAGACGATAACAAGCGCGGGGCTGCTCTAAACGCCTACTTCCGCAATCGTGAAATGGCATGCACCTACACTAGGGAACAGCAGTGCCTGGCACAGAGAGCCCTGGACTTGTTGGACACAGCATTCGCCTACGCTGGGAGCTACATCAACTATCGTAAGAAGTTTATCGCGGTGAAGATCGAAGGTGCCATCAAGCGGGATAAGAGCTTGGCCAAAGAGGCTGTGAGCATTCTTGAGAGCAAGGGCTATGATGTTGTTTCTACGCCACAGGGCATTGTGGTTCGTATTCCTCGTTAATTTGGTTGACACTTTGGACGACTGGCGCTATAATAGAAGCATAGTAAGAAATAAGGAGCGAAAGATGTATCTACATATCATGACCGAGGACGAGCAGAAGCAGGTGGTGCGAGCACTGCGTGGTTGGCAGTTCATCCGCAAGAATCATGGTAGCCTCTATGATCGAGGCAGTGCCGATTCCTACTACGGTCGTCCACGTGGTCCGCACTATGGTGGTGTTGGTGGCGATTCAGGTCCGCGTGTTGACCAAGGGTTGAGCATAGACGAGATCAAGGAATACTACGCTGGCTACGAATACAACGAACGCTATGGCGACAAGAAGGACTACCGTTAATGGAAGCCTTGCGTGAAGTCACTGAGTGGACTGGTGTGAGCTACCGCACTCCCAATCACGACTACCTGCTAGATGGTGATAAGATCGTTGCTTACCGCCCTTGGGGCACTGCAGAGATCCGTGTGCTGTCAGGAAAGATCAAGATCGATCGCAGGGGTCGTAAGTTTGAGAAGCTGGAGCCTAACCCATTCGAGACCCCGGCAATTAATTCAGAGAATTTAATTGTGGAGGTTAAGGGGTCCAAGGGCAACAGCTACTTCGTGGATACCGAGGCTAAGACCTGTACTTGCCCTGGATTCACTTTCCGTGGCAACTGTAAACACACAAAGGAGATCGTATGAACGAGCAAGAATATATATCATGGGTGTGGCGCGATATGTTTGATCAGATCCTGCCTGCCTTGGCCATCTATGCTGTAGTGCTGATTGCCTACTGGGGCTTTGTGGCATAAAAGCCACAGACATTTTGGTTGACAGATTGGCTTAGTGGTGTTATAATATACACATACTAAGGAGAGCGAACAATGTTAAGATACTGTGATTTTATTGCTGATCGTATTAAGAAAGCACTTATGGCGTCCATGATGGACTATCGTGAACCGGTCCAGATTGAAGGTGTTGGTAAGATCAACTGGGACCTAGATGAACAGGGTGCCTTCCGGTCAACCAAAAAGACCATCAACCTAGAGATCAACGGTGTAGGCTACTTGGTCACAGTCGAAGAAGTTAAGGATGCGGTATGACCCCACAAGAGTTCGAATACATCCAACGAGCTATGAAGGCTCTGGAAGAACCTAGGACGCTGGTGGAACGCATCAAGATCGAGCGGACCATTGGGCAGATCTTTACTAAATCTGCAGACAAGCTCGAAGAAGAGTTTGTGGAAAAGGTCAACGATCGGATGGAAGTGAATCGTTTGGTTGACATTTTGAGTCGTTGATTGTATAATACATTATGAACAACAGTATTGCTGATTTGATTACTTACATTCTGCTTCGTGCAGTCCAAGTTGGTATCCTAGTGTTGGCGATGGCTGTGTTCATCGATGGTTTGATTAACCTTTAAGGAGCGAATATGCCGAATTGGTGCAATAACAATCTAGTCTTAGAACATGATGATCCTGCAATGATCAAGCGTGCCTACGATGCACTCGAGCGTGGAGAGTTCTTGAATGAATTCTGTCCAGTGCCTAAAGATCTTATGATCGTTGCGGGAAGCGTAGGTGATCCCGTAGAGCAGGCTAAACTGGAAGCAGACACACAACGCAATCTAGAAGTCTACGGCTATGGCAACTGGTATGACTACTGCGTGGGCGAGTGGGGAACCAAATGGGATGTAGGCGAGCAAGGTGCCAGCGACATCCACCCAGAAGGCCGGATGCTACACACAAGTTTCGACAGTGCATGGGCACCTCCAACTGGGGCTTATGCTAAGTTAGAGGCTCTAGGCTTCCGTGTTGAAGCGATGTATTATGAATCAGGCATGTGCTTTGCTGGCGTCTATAAAGATGGCTGTGATGAAGAAATCAATCTAGAAGGCATGAGTGCCGATGAGATCGAGAGTGAGCACCCAGATCTAGATGAATGCTTTGGTATCTCTGAATGCATCCGTGAATATCAAGCCATGGAAGAAGAAGAGCTCACTGCTTGGGTCAAAGACGGAGTAGAGAAAACCTCGGAGTTGAAGACGCTGTGAATGTAGTCAAACTCAACCGCAACTACAACGGCTATGGCTATTTTAGTCATAGGGTTGAGTTCTACGGTAGCCAGGACTATAGGACTCGGCAATGGATCCGAGTCCGCAACTGGCTATGGTCGCAGTTTGGGCCTAGTGCAGAACAGAACCTAGCCAGAGCTAACTACTTCGACGGTGCTCAGCCAAAATGGGCTTGGGATTCAGAGAAGAGTAGTATATACTTGAAAGACGAAGCCTACACCATGTTTACATTGAAGAAAGAGTTTTGGGACAATGCCGAGAATCTATAACTTTCAGTTTGTTGTTGAGTGCCAGGGTGCTGGAGAGCCAGATCTCGACAGAGTAGAAGAGCTGATCGATCTGGCCATGCAGGATCTGGTCTACGATGATGAATTCATCCAAGCTCTAGATGAAAAGGAGGCTGTATCGATACAGACTATTTTGGTAAAATGATTGGTTGACAGAGTACGTTGATTGGTGTTAATATAATGATAATGCCAATAACGGCAGACACAAAGGCAAATGTTTTTTTAACTTAAGAGGCAAATAAAATGGCTACAGATAAGAAATTCGCAGTCGCAGGTATTTCGACACAAAACGGTAAGACCAAGGTTCGTTTCGCTAACGATGCAGCTCGCGTAAAGATCCTGATCAAGAACGGTCACACAGACATCGAGCTCATCGATCTCCCACGTGAAATGACCAAGGCAGAGATCGCGCAGCATCTCGTGGAAACTAACTATGGCGCAGGCAAACCTGCTGTATTGGCTGCGATCAAGGATCTGCAGAAAAAGAATCCTGCTGGGAAGCAGGCCGCTGTGAGTGGGAATACCACTCAAGCTGTTACCGCCGAGTAAGACCGATTCGCTCCCGGTCGCGGTGACCTTAGGGTGTGGCCCAAAAGCCACACCTTTTTTTTGGTTGACACATCAGCATTTTGGAGCTATACTATAGGTATAGTAAACGATAAGGAGCGACACTTATGAAGCTAATGATCACAACGCAAGTCCGTGAAAACTACGGTGCCCATGATTGGGACGGCACAGGCGAGTGCCCTCAGTATTGGAAGTTCAAAGGCGGCAACGACTACGCCTACCAGTTGGGATCAGTGTTGCCCAATGCCGAGCACATCGGTGAGTTGGTCATGGCACTGCGTGGTCAGATCGAAGAAGTCAGCGACTACTACGAAGAATACATCCTTACGTGGTCTGTGGAAGCTGATGACTACCTCACTGACTTTGAGAAGAGTCAGCTAGAGTATGATGGTCGCATCGCTTACCCTGTGAAGCAGTTGACCTTGGAGGCAGTGGCCTGTGACTAAGAAGTTTACCTTTTGGCGCAACGCCATCGTATCAGAGATCTACGTGGTCGAATGCGAAACCGAGGAACAGGCACGTGAGCAACTGCAGAACGGTGAAGTGGAAGTGTTCACAGAAGAGTGGGTGGATTGGGCCACCAGTGATTTCGAGCTGGAACACATAGAGATCGTAGATCCCTTGTACCGTATGGTCAAGGATCATCAAATCGCGGAATAATTACAATTATGATAGACATCATCGTACTACTAGCCCTGGGCTTTGTCATCGGTTACAAAGTCTCCGAAATCATCCATCTCTTGAGCTTTCGCAGGATCATGAGAGATCTCAAGATCACAGAACAGCAGCTGAGAGAGGTGGCTCGAGATAATGGAATCGATGTTCCAGACGATCGCTCAGAAGAAGACCGTGAATTGGGCATCCGAGAAACCATACACATCAAGATCGAACAGCACGGCGGCCAGATCTATGCCTATAAGTCGGACACAGACGAGTTCCTAGGTCAGGGCACAGACCCGGATGATCTAGTCAATGGTATCGCCCGACGTTTCAAAGGCATACGCATGATCGTAGACCAAGGCAAGGATCTGTTGCAGAAAAGCCACGGCTAACAGAAACCCTAGTGGTTGACGGGTTATCCAAAAGATCGTATAATCAACACATAGTAACACAAAAGGGAGCGACAATGAAACAAGGCGAAATCCAGAGCTACAAGGGTATCGGCACGATACAGATGACTCTCAATGACGAGGGCCTCAAGTGCTACGTCTACACTCACTTCTTCAGTGGCAAAAGCTACGAGGAAGACACCATCAAGGGTGCTCGTGAGATGCTGGATTGGGAAGAGAAGAATGCCCAAGAGATACAGCAGGCTATCCGTGTGTTGAGCCGTCACAACTACAAGATCTTCAAAGAGGTGGCCTAATGGGTTGGGTTACCTACAGCGAGAACGGTGACCTAGTCAAGTACTATCGTAAGCCAGGGCCCGCCAAGGCTGCTGTTACCAGAGCCAAGAAGGACCTTGAGGTCTATGGCTACACAGTGTATCCGAACGTGGCAGGCTGCTGCTCCTACCGGGACTTCGAGGGAGTCCTGCTGGGCCTGCGTGGCGCTGAGCTAAAGATGTGGCAATTCTGCAACAACAAAAATGGTTGACAGATTGGATCATTGATCATATACTAGAGTCATAGTTAAACAAAAGGAGCTGGAAATGCTGAAGCTGATCGGGATCGTCGCTGTTACTTGGTTCATGTTCTGGACGGGCATCGCACAGTTCTTGTTGATCGGCACAGCAGCTCTGGGCACCTTGATTTTTGGTTGACAGTTTGGCACAACAGTGCTATAATACACACATGAACACATTAAACAACACGATTCAATGGATGGGCACAGCGTTCATCTTGGCCATGTATGCAGCGATGAACCTGTTCCCTCAGCACACAGCAATTGTGCAGCTGATGGGACTGTTAGGTGCCATATGCTTTTTCACGTGGACCGTGCGTGTGAAGAACTACCCGCAGATGACCATTAACGCAGTGGCCATCGCCCTTTGCGTCACAGGGCTAGTGCGTCATTTTGGTTGACACACGGGCACAACAGTGCTATAATACACACATACATTAAACAACTAGGAGCAGCGATGAAAACAGCATTTATGATCTTTACGGGCTTGGTAACCACAGCATTTGGTGTAGGCGGCGTAGAGAACAGCGTGACCGATGCAGACCTGTTGACCAGTCTAGCAGTGGCAGTCACAGGCTTGGGCATCATGTATTGCGGTACACTGATGGCACAGAGGGAGAGCGGCAATGACTATTAAACAAATGGCAGCACTGAGAGTAGCAGTGTTCTTAGGCAGTGCCATAGCAGTGGGCGTGGTCAATACTGTAGCCATCAACTACTTTGGTCTAGCCACAGTAGGCATAGCATGGTCAGTGGTGTTCTTATGCTATGCAGTCAAGTTCGTATATGATGTAGAGCTGGCCAAGCTGGAAAGCCGCAACTCATTAAAGAAGCTTAAGGAACTAGGATGAGCATTGAGCTACACGGACTATCAAAGCAGCAGTATCAGATCGCTGATATGATCTGGAGCTGTGAGTCGCAGCAGGACGTAGACAAGCTGATACAGAACCTGCCACAGGCATACAAGCAGGATGCTGTAGTGATACATCAGCTTATGATCGCAGCAGTGATGGATCAACATATGGAGATCACGGAAGATGTTAAAGCTGTTATTGCTAGCATCGGTCGCAGCTAGCCTACTGTTACTCACGGGCTGCGCAGCACAGCGCACACCCTGGGATCCTCCGCCCGGTCGAGCCTTGTTCGAACAGATACCAAACTGGGATCAAGAAGCGGCTCGGGTCTGTGGTGGACACCTACTGCCTGATGAGGCGAAGAGGCAGGGAAGGTCGACGAGGTGTTGAGGTCATGGTGGTGGGTGGTGGCCGGTAGCGCATATGTAAGTGTGCGCTAACTTAGCTATAGCCTATGCCAGGGGTAGCAAATCACCACCCTGAAAGGATTTTCGCATTCTTAAATTTTTGCGCGGCCAAATTTTTAAGCCCACAGGACCCATTTGGGCTACATACTGTATGAACGATATCATCACCATAGAAAACCTATTAAATCCCAATCATTTTAGCTACGCTAGTCAGCGTTTTACCGCACCAGAAATCCACTGGTATTATCTACCATGGACTGCGGACACTAGAGACAGTGGTGAATATGCGGGATCTTTCAGTCACTTAATATTCGCCAATAACGAAGGTATTTCTCCACTTTGGGAACCCAGCCTGCATATACTGTTCGCAGCTCTAGATGCACAAGGGCAAGAGTTAGAGTCAGTGCTTAGAGTAAGGCTAGGACTCATTACACGCACACCTCGGGCTATACAGCATAAGCCACATATCGATCAGTCAGTTAAGCATCGTACGGGTATTTGGTATCCTAGATCAGCATCGGGTGACACTGTGGTATTCAATGAACGTGCTGTACTAGGCGCAGAGTCTATTCCAGAATCCTATACAGTAAGACATACACAGACTCCCACTGCTAATCTATGGTTTGACTTTGATGGACAGCATTGGCATTCTAGTACTACGCCAGATCAGCATGAACAGCGTTACGTCATCACATTTAACTATACAGTAAAACCTTCCCGCTGAGGTCATTGAGCAGGCTAGATCAGAGATCGCAGGCCACAATAAACTACTCTGATAACTCACTGAAAAAATCTGCGTAACCGCTTGCTGCTTCGCAGCTCGTTACACTCTCTCAAAAATCGCGCGGCGCTTCGCGCTATTTAAGAATCGCTCCCCGCAAAATACCGATCGTAGATGTGATCAGCAAAACGCCTGTGATGCTCCATTGACGGGTGCATGTCGTTTTCCGCTAGGGGAATGGTGGGATCTAGGATAACACGGCAGCTGTCGTGATCTACAGCGATCTTATACCATGTGTTGGGATGGGGGATTTCTTCGTATTCCTTCAGTGACGGATCAAGATCCTGTCTAGCCAGTTCTAGCTGATCTAGAGCAGATTCAGGCTCCACAGATAAATGTATGACACGAGCACCTGTGTTAGCCAGGAATCCCGCAGTCATTTGTTGCAGAGTCAGGTTATTATAGTATCTGTTATAGATGCCCAAGGGATCTAGATAGGTATACTGTGTAGAATCGTGTATGTACTGCTGTATGTTTAGTTCTGTGCTGTCCGTGCTGTTTTTTGAGGGTCTAAGACCAAAGAAGTTGTTGAACCCTAGGATCATGGTACGCCAGCCACGAGTGGGTTCTGCTATGTTGGCAAAGGGCACTGAAGTTCTAGTGGGCCACTGTAGACTCAATCTGCTGAGATAGGTCCACATCACGATCACTGTGTCTTCGGGACGGATGTTTCCAGCTTCTACTGCACACTGGCGAGCGATCTGCTGAAAACAGGCTCCACGACGTGCATAGTTATGTACAGGAAGAGCCAGTCGATCAGCTAGCTGCTGTGGCCAAGCATAGCGACTGGGTTGGTATAGATGTATTTCCGACCAGTGTGTGCCCGAATCTTCTACCTGCTTATTGGTCAAAGGCTGGCCTTGATCGTTGCACAGGGTTTTGACCACGTCCGGTAGGGCAAAGCCCTGTGTGATGCTACAGCCAAATGTGTGCAGACTGGCCATTAGCTGTCCTTGGGCGGTGGTCCTTTTTGCACAAGGCTACGATCGAACTTGACAGCTATGGTAAAACGCTCTCTGTGCGGATAAGCAGTGGCACGATGTAAGAGATCACCATTGAACACTATCATGCGTCCAGGTTGGGGCAGTATGCCTCGGATTTCCATGGTGGTGTGATCTAGGAATTCTGTCTGACCGCCCCATTGTGGTTCGCGTTCGTCTGTGACATAGTACAGCACAGTCCATACTGCACCGTCTCTGTGCCAGTGTGGTCGTTCACCGGGCATGTACATGTTGATGTAGGTGCGATTTACAGGAAGCCCTGCTAGGCGATCACAGAGCTTCTGTGCTCGTTCGATAAACAGAGTTCGATCTTCTGAATCTTCCAAATCTGATATCACGCCTGCAGGTGGACCGCCTTGATAGTCGCTTTCACCCCAACGCCAGGGCTTGCGGCGGCACCAGGCCAAATATTGGCTATTTTCTGCACGAGTCAGTGCTTGATCAAAGATATGTATCTGCATGGGTTTATTTATAGGTGATAAATATTGGGTAAGGAGAAAGTGATATGCAGGCCTATAAAATCATGGCGAAAAACGTCAATACATCGCAGCGTATACAGCAGCAGTTTCTAGATGGTGGAGTTATCACTGATCGCGAAGAAGCCATGCATGTTGCACAGAGTTTTGCTCAACAAGTCAGTGATCGTAGACGTGAAACTTGGATCGCGGAAGTCAAGCTCTATACCGTGGGCTTCAAGCCAGGTAGTCAAACTTAAATAACTCTAATCTTTGATCAGGTCTTATCGCAGAGTTTAGGAACTTCTGCAGATGATAAAACCAGTTGCCCAACTGTGTGAACCTAGGATCCTTGATCATATCCCCTAGACTGTAGTAGGTAGTTATGCCCAGAGTAGCATAGTAGTCCATGCTCAGTCCTCTGCGCTGACCATAGTCAGGCATTAGACTACAAAAGAACAGTGCAGAATCTCCAAAATCTTTCAGCTGATCAGCACGGGGCCGTTGGCACAGTGTGAGATAGTGTTCGGCAAAAGATGGCTGGGGAATAACATCAACACGATCAAGCCTGGAGGCTAAGAGCTCCACGACATACTGCTCTAACAGCAGGGGCATTTCAAATCCAGTGCGCTGTTGATGATCACGCACTAAATCTCTAAACACAGCTTCAGTGGTCATAATTTTATTTATAGACTTAGGCTAAAAGATAACTAAGAGTATGCAAAGATTAATCATTTTAGGCGACAGCTTCTCTATACCCACTGGGGACACAGATCCCGCTCAAACCTGGACTCGTACATTGGGTCAGCACATCACAGCATTGACAGGTCAGGACATAGAAGTTAAAAACGGTTCTATGATGGGCTCAGCCCAGGACTGGGCTTGGAAACAACTACAGAACTATATGCCGCAGAGTTCGCCCGATGACTATCTAGTGATCTGCCTCACACACCCCTCGAGATTTTGGTTCCTAGAAGACATTCCACAGATGACCAATGTCAGTATCATTGACCTAGATCAGTGGATCACCAAAGAACAAGAACGTGCTATCGAAGGGTTTCTACGCTACATACAGCGTCCTGAATTAGATACGCAGTTAATGATTCAACGCATGGGTTGGTTAGCCTATCAGGTCAAGAGCCGCGGTCTACGCAGACCTTTGATGATCAAATGTTTCCGTCAAGAAGAGGGAGAAACTAAAAATTACCCAGAACTAAACTGGGCTCGAGGTAATCTCTTTGATGACATACAGTATTGGGAGTTCGAAGATCCCGAAGAGGATCACAACGGTAGTTATTGGTACGGGTTGGATGGTCGCTACAATCACATGATCTTGAGTAATCATGCAATTTTAGCACCTAGAATGGCCAATGCCTTGGTCACAGACACTCAGCTAGATCTCAAAGAAGGTTTCATCAGAGGCATACTCAAATCAGATACTCTGGATGATCGAGAATTTGTGGAACGTGAACTTTGTGCTCACATCGTAGACGAAATGTGGCAGCGCAGAGAACATGAAAATAACCGTCCTATACTGCCTTGGCTTAAGAAAAAACGCCTATCAGAAAAAGTATATCCGTCGGACTCTGAAAAATAATTTATTGAAGTTGTTGCTGTTGTTCGAGGCTGAGTTCCTGATCTTCCAGCTCACGGATTTTTTCAGTAATTTGGTCGATGAGGCCTAAATTTCTGAGAATTTTGAACACTAGGTTTTCCACTGACCATTCGCCGGCACGCTCTAGTCCGGCCTTGCGCATCTTAGTGATCTTGTCTTTGACCACTCTGAGTTTTTCAAGATCCTTGCTCAACATAGCTGATTCGATGTCACGCATAATTGAGTCTTTTTTTGCCTCTACCGCAGCATCATCGACCTTGGGTTTGACTTTTTTAGGTTCCACTAACCACTGCTGTTTGATCAAGCTATAAACACCAGTGGAGTGATGTGGTTCGTTTTCGCCTTGTACATAACACTCTACAGGCAGACCTTTGATAGTGATAGTATGCTGTTCAGCCCACAGTGATTTTTTGGCTGAAAATAGCTCTCGTTGCTCTTCTGACGGTGTACCAGGTATGATAAGATGTAGATCCAAATCACTGTACTCAGTCCAGGTGTAGTTTGCATTAGACCCTGTGATCGTGTAGTCAATGACATCTAGGTCTATGCCCACAAAATCTTGGAAGGCCCGAGCTATATCTTTGAGTTTTGATACTACTTCGGGATTGAGACGATCGTCTTCCCAAATCTTAGGATTGAGTCGACGATTGACTGTGACTATTTCTTGCTGTTCTTGAAGTTCACGTAGACGCATTCTATTATTTAGCCCACATCATAGTGTAGACAGTGGCTAACTTTTCAGTGTATATTTCTGCAACTACGTAGGCGTAAGAATCGTTGGGTTTACGTTCTAAAATCAGCTGACAATCAGTAGGGTCCTGATTTCGAATCCATTGTACATGATCAAGTCCTGCCTGTCTATGTACACTGGGCCAGTCTATGTCAATGGCACCAGTACTATCTAACTCTGCTGGAAAGAATTTTGCAATGGTAAACTTATACGTCCTCATCGTCTGAGCCCATACTGTTTAAAATTTCTCGCAGTTTAGTGCTCTGTACGGTACCACGTACTCTGCCCAGCGAAGATCCTTGACCTGGATCTGGTTCGTCATCAGTTTTTTGCATAGTCTGACGATTTTTAATGCTTTCAATAATGCTGCTAGCACCACGACTAGCACCATTTGTGCTTTCTTGCTCGTCTTCAGGCAAATCTGAGATTCTCAATGTTTCGAGATTGAACTCAAGATCTACTTTCATGCCTACACCCGATGAAGAACGTGTCTTCATCAACTGAATTTGATAGCGTCCACGCTCACGCATGGCACGACTAGTGAAAATACCAAACACGTTGTCAGCAGTTTGAATCTTTGAAAGACCACCACTGATGTGACTATGGTCAAATTCTACTTCTTCTACTGCTCCTCGGTTCAACTGTGAAGCAGTCACTAACAGACACTTCTTCTCTACTGCTAAATTTCTCAATTCTTCGGATACATACTTGTCTTTGATGAACAAGTCTGCTGGACTGATACGTTTACTAATAGGCATTAACAGATCCAAGTAGTCGACTAAAAGTACGTCGACCTTTTTGCCGGTCTTGATTTCATATTCTTTGAGATAAGCTCTGAGATCGTTACAGTTCTTACCTGATGGCATGTATTTGATCTGTATAGCACCAGCTTTTTTACCCACCATCTTGACCTTCATTTCGATTTCGTCAAGATCCTTAAATATTTCTTTAGTACTAACACCAGTGACCATAGAATCCACACGCATAGCTACCAATGCCTCTGAAAGTTCCAGTGTTAGATAGATAACATTCAATCCCTGCGTGGCCCAGTTCACACCTAGATTGGCCAAGAACAAGGATTTACCTGCACCTGATCCGCCAGCAAAGATGTTTAACTCGCCTCTGTTCATACCTCCGAACAATTTTCTATCCAGTCCCGGCCATCCTGTAGAGATCTGACCGTTTTTGTCTTTGAGTCCCATCAATCGACCTCTTGGATCACTCCAATAGTCAGTGCCCATGTCCTTGCTGAGACCAATCTGTACCGCCTCTTTGATCAAAACTTCTACTGATCCATAGTCATTCTTTTCTAATAGATCCGCTGAACTGATGATCGCACGTTCTAGAGCCTTGTGTCTGGTAAACTGTTCGAACTCATCAAGGAACCAATCTAAGTGACCTTCTTTGAGATCGCCTGGCGCCTTAAGTTCTGTCTTGCAAGATGTATTAACGATCTCATATTCTGGCATCACCGAGTATTTTTCCGAATACTCATAGATGAAGTTGGCAGCTTCTTGTAGTTTTCTGTCAAACAATGAATGATCGAAGATACCTTGGCATCTCACAAACGTTTCTGCATCAGAGAGCATGACCTCTAGATACAGTTTTTGCATGTCGTAGTCGTAATTTTTCATTTTATTATATAATCTATTACCATGGCCCGTCTCGGTAAACTCTTATTAGGATATACGCCATGTGGTATATCACCGCTCATTATAATAGTTCTACCTTTCTTAGGCATAAAACTATTATACACTCTTTCTTCTACAGAAAGCAAGGCATATAGAGAACCGTTGGCTCGATCTTTGGGAACAGATTCTTCATTGAGCAAATAGTTGTCGTCTAGGTAGATGATCTGGGTCACAGTGTTTGAACTATGAAAGTGTAGTTCTTGCCACCCGTCGGTATCGTAGTCCACATACCAGCAGATTACCGGTTGTAACTCATCTCTTACTTCGTGTTCTAATAATTTAGGACCCAGCCAGTCAAACATTTTTTCAACCACAGGTTCCCACAGTGGATTTGTTTTGTGATCTTTGTGATATTGATAATAGACATTGTTAATCATGCGATTTTTATGGATCCAAATCGGATATTGTCTTGTATTGTGGGCAGTCGTGCCTTGCGAATACTCCTCTTCTTTGACACCGTCTAACAGATTATAAAAATCTTCATAGTTTGGATAAACGGTATCAATGATCCACTTATCATTTGATTTACATGTGTATTTTTTATCTAACATTGCCAACCTTTATGTGTCTAGGCAGCTCTTGATTCCATTTTATTCTTAATTTTTCATGATACAGTGCTGCACCAATGGCGCTGGCGCTATCTCCAGGAACCGGTAAGCTCCAAACATCATCCCATCCGTGGATCATTCTCTCGTTATACTTGCTGTTCATAGCACAGCCTCCCATATAAACAAGATTTCTACTATGAGACAGTGCTCTAGCCACTGACATAACGTGTTCAGCCTGTTCTTCAAAGACCATTTGCACCGCAGAAGCGATATCTTTTTTATCTTCTTCAGAAATGTCAAAACCATGAGGCCAATCTCGCACACCTTTATGCAGATTGGTTCGAAGATACCAACGATTTCGCCAATATGATCTCACATCTCTGTAAAATCTTCGAGGATCACCCTGATCACTGAGCTGTTGTAACAGATGTTCTTCGCCTAGAGGTTTATATCCTATTAAATCAGTGAATGCAGAATAAAATATCCCCAAACTAGTGGGATAACTTCTACTCCAAAGTTTAGTAAAGTCAGTTCCTTTGGCATGCCATATCGTTGCTGACTCCCACTCGCCTATAGCGTCTAAAACTACCACTGTGGCTTCGTCGTAAGGTGATGTTAAGAAGCCAGCAGCCGCATGACTTAGATGATGAGGAACATAATGTAGTTTAGGATATTTTAAATTAAACTTTCTTAAGTATATTTTAGGAATATCACTTAGATTAAATGCCCAATGATACTGTCCGGCTCTAAGCTGTCTTGTTTTTTTAATCCAAGGTCTTTCATACCATACTATATCAGAAGGTCCGTGGCCGCCTGATGCATGTAACGCATCTCTGATCAAAGAACTACAGAGTTTGTCGTCGCCTTTGATACCAGTGTATTCACTAGACCTGTGCCAAAACACTAGACTGCGATCTTTAATGACCGCTATACTAGCATCATGGTTAAGAGCGTTGATTCCCCAGGTTATCATTTGTAAATAAAAGGATCTCTTTTTCTAAGTTCTGCTAATCGTTTTTTCCAGGCCTGGCGTTCTTTGTATTTTCTTACAGGCCAAGATAGAATATCTAAAATCTTTCTAAACATTTTTTTCTCCGAGTTTTAACTTCTGGATCATGGATCTTTTTGCCATTTCGATCTTGATTGGATTCTTTTCTGCGGTCTTTAGTATATCAACAATGACAAATAGTTTGCCATATTTTCTAACTGCTTCAGCACAATCTTTGATCTCTGGATCCCAGTTTGGAAAAGCCACACTCCACCCTAACTCAACAGCTCGATCTATGACAGCTAGTCCAGGTTTGTCTTGATCGGGTATTACTATAACTTCTTTACCAATATTATTAATTAGTCTGGAATGTTGCTCTGAAATATCGTTTGTGAGGAGACCAACTCCACCGATAGACAATGCATCAAACTGACCTTCTGTGACTAGAATATATTTTCTTTCGTCAGGTTGATCGTCTAGATTGTAGACAAAATGCGGATGTTGATCCGAAATATACTTTGGTTTTCCGTCGGTGACTTTTCTTGCTGTGCTACCTACGATTTTTCTCTGATAGTAATAAGGAAGAATGACTCTATCAGAGTATCCTGCTACAGGGCTCCAATAAAAGTTTTTACTTAGAGGATCAAACCCTCTATTAACAACATATTCTACGGCTTTTATTAACTGTTGTTCTTCGTCAACATTAAGGCTAGCATCAAGCCATTCGGCTAACGGTAATGCACCTTCTGGTAAATCTTTTTCTGTAAAGTTAGTGACAAAGATCTGTTGAGGTTGATAATCTTCGCCTTCGCTTTTCAATGCTTCGAATATAAGTTCTTTGATAGCATCATCTGAAGCACCTAACCACTTGCATAGATTTTTCATCTTTTCACCAAACGGAGAGCCTGGTTGCCATCCCGTGGTGAACTTGCAGTTGAAACAGTTATAGACTATACCATTGCCGTCAAATCTAACACCGGCACGTTTTCTTGTATCAGGCTTATGTCCGCGATGGTGGCAGCAAGGAGCATTAAAACTAGTCCAGCCACTGGGACTATGTTTTGCTTTTGCAGGTAGTATTGATCTAAAAATATCTACGACAGGTGTCATAGATATATTATACTATCTGTAGAGTACTTTGTCAAATGTTCCTTGGTTGGAAAGTTCGCCAGGTAGTACATAGGTACGAACACCATTATAAGAAACACCAGAATGGCTGATACTCAAAATTCTTCCAGATGTATCTACAGTTTCTACAGTAATGACTACATCGTTAGTGGGTGTTTCGCCACCTATTAGATTTCCGGCAATAGTCAATGTATCACCGATTGAGTATCCAGATCCTGCTTCATTGATGTCTACTAGATAGTAACCCAATATAGTTTGCTGTATAGTAAAGTCTGCGATAGAATTTATTTGGTTGGGCAAATGTTTGATTCTAAACCATTTGTATTTGCCTTCGACATTGTGATAAAATGGTTCGCTACGATCGGACACTTGGAAGCTGTTAAGTTCGGTCCAAACTCCAGGATTACCACCATCGCTTAGACTAGCTTCGATTTTGATTTCACCTGAATAGTTAGTCATATAAAATGCAAAGGTATGAACTGCTGCTGCTTTTCTTGTGTGATATTCAGCATCGATTAGACTGCTGGTAAAGAATGTTGGTTCTTCTTCGCCCACAGACGACGGTCTAGTTTCTTTGAATATATCAACTTCAACGCTAGATACAGGTTCACCGGATATGTCGCCAAATATTTCCACCGGAGCAGAAATGCCGTATTGAGAGTCAATATAAGTAGGTTTCTTTTCTGTTACTATGTAACCAGTACCGCTGGTAGTTCTAGCTTCTAATGTTAATGCGTATTTGTAGAATCCCTTGTCGATATTCCATAGATCAGATTCACTTAACACTATGTATGCTCGGCCGCTTGTGGCGTTCTGTATCACAGCATCTTTTTTTAGGATCTGTTCTTCCTTCTGATTAACCAGCACAAATACAGGTTGATAGCCTGTTATTTCGATGGCTTTTTGATCGGAGTTTTTCACTTGAAAATCTATTCGATTATCACCACCTCTATATAGTTTAAGGGTTCTATTATACACGTTACGATACCTCTCTATCTGCCAAGCAGAAGATAAATTTAAATACACATTGACTTTATTTGGATATAAATAAACTGGATTAAGTTGCATGGGCGTTTGTCCTACAAGTATTTATATTATGCGGATTTCAGATAATTTACAACAAAACTTCCCTTTTATTAGTGTACTAAATCACGTCGATCAAGAATACGTAGGCATCATTATCAACCAGGATGCACAGATCACTAGTTTTTACGACTATTCAGCGATTAAGACAGAAGAGGAAAAAACTAGATTCCTAGAGCTAGGAGAAGCCTGGTGGTGGGAAAGTAACCGCCAAATTCCTATCAATATTTTCTTATCTAGGGAAATAATAGTTTATAGATACGCTATTAAAAACTTCAGTACAAAAGACGTAAAAATAACATTAGGCCCTTGTATATCTCTTAATGATATTCTAACCAAAAGAGTAAAAAGAAAATCTATAACCCTAGTTAGAAAAGTTAGCTAGTTTTTCTTTGCCAGACATTATCTGGACAAATATCTACATTTATCTTAAGTTCAGCTAGAGCTTCTTGTATAGATGGATAATCAATATCATGCCCTAATAAACCTTCTACGGTTTTAACCAACGGCATATATGCGTTAATATCTTTTATCACTGCTTTTTTAGAGTGAGCTGCATCGATAAAAACAAAATCTACAGATTCTTTTATTTTTTCAGCCAGTTCGGAACTGTTACCTTCTAACACTATTAATCTATCTTTGTAGAGACGTTCGATGTCTTTATTATAAAACTGTTTTATATCGATATCAACAGCATACATTTTTAAAGAAGGATTATTTTCTAACAGATGAAAAAGAGTTCTTCCGAATCGAACTCCGACCTCTACACCAACTTTCCAATCATTCTTTTTTATTAGATGGTCAAGGTATTCTTCTCTTCGATCATTTCCTTTCCAAGACACAGTCATTGGTAGCTTATTTCTAACTTTTGCCATTATGAAAATCCATAGCTTATTTGTTCACAGATTAAATTCATCTGTACGACGATAGCCACAGCATAGGCAGTGGCATGACTCTTCTTAAAATAATATTCGTCACTTTCTGGTTTTTGCCAAACCTCTTTCAAGATCGTCGACCATTCTTTGCCAATCAGGTAACGTTTGGCTGGCCGAATCATTGCCAGTATCGCTGCCAGCTGTTCCACTGTTGTCGGTTTCATTTGTCGTAAGATAGAACCATGCCCGTTTACGTGAAAGAGCAAGTCTACGAATTCGTCCTGTTCTAGAAGATCCCATAATGGCTCCGTATTCATAAGATGTATGAGATGACCCTCATCTCTGATACCTTTGTATACTCCTGCATTTAAAAAATCTATTTTAAAGAATCCTAGATTTTCTGCAGACTCATAATCTATCTCACACAATCCAGTAAACGGATCTACAGGAACATCATGCAGATAGACACCAGTGTTGTGTTTGACTATCTTGTTGTTTTCTAATCGACTGGCCGCGACATGATCAAACAATTTTAATGCTTGATCTCTGTCAACAAAGTCTATATCGATATCTGGCATTATTGTAATCTAGTAGTTTCAAAAAGTAACAATGGCAATGTTTCAATCAAGAACTGAGCGTAATCTTCTGCGTCTTCTTCGTCATCAAATCCTGTAAACTTGACATACACAGCACAACCCTCGTCCTCGTTGGCAGACATAACTTCAATATCTATATCATCTCTGGAAATAAATTCTTCGTTATCTTTTAGTTCTTCTTCTTGCATCACTTCTTCTATCTTCGGTCTTTTCGGCATTATAGAATCCTTGCTTCCTTAATGATATCTTTAACTAATTCAAAATCTGCAGGCAGGGCTCGGAATCTCTTTTTCCAGAATCCTGGGTCAATAAACGGTCCTACAATGTCTAACTGTTCGTCATTAAACTTTTGTAACATTTTAACACCAGCTTTGGTATTAAGCAATAGCCATGGACTGATCAAACCTTCCTTGATATCATGCACAGCTCTATTTAAGTTCACATACTCAAAATAGTGTTCCCAGGCAGCACTATTAGCATCACCCCAATCCATCATTGATTTTATCGATCGTTGTATAGCACCTTCGGCAGGTTCTATTTTAATCATCTCGAGGATATAGGTATCGTAGAGTTCGTCTCTGCACCAATGATCTAGTTTTACACCACTCTTGATCACAAAGTCGATGAATCTCTCTGGATAGATTGGTGCGGTGTTTACAAGAAAACTTCCGAACTTGACAAAGGCTGTATAGTAGGGACTTGAAGCAAAATCGTCAAATGATTTCGTTGTCTTTCCTTTTTGCGTGATATCATAAAACCGTTGATAGGTCAGGAGACCTGCCTGAACATGTTTTTCAGTTTTACCTAGATGTCTGCGTTTTTGTTCACAAATGTGTACCACCAAGGTTTTTTCTTTGGCAAAACCCTTTTGACAGTATTCACATTTATAGTTTAATTGCATTGATCTGCTTTTTATCCCAACCAAGTGCTTCACAGTATTGTTTGATTTCTTTGTCAGTGGTTATAGATGATAGTGTTTCTAAATCAGACTTTTTCATGTTAGGAAAAAGTTCTGCTAAAAAATCTAGTTTCTTATCTTTTTCTTTTTTAAGAGCGATCCACTCGTGATTAAACAGTGTGCCATTGTAGTTACAGCTACAGGCAGACAACCAAGTTAGTTTAGGATGTTTGCTCATGATATGAAAAAGATTTTTATTAAAAATCTCATTGGTATTCAAAACAAAATCTTCAACTTCTTCTAAACTAGGATTTCTTCCTTTCTGATAGGGCTTGGTACTAGGAACAACATTACTGATGTACCTATTCAATGTAAAGAACACCACACTCTTTTTTTGAGCATCGGTGAGTTCATCCCAAACCTCTTTGCCATCAAAGTCGATAGCTGTCAGTATGTCGCCAAGTTTAAAATCGTCTGCCATAGTTTATTATAACTGTTTTATTTAGAAAAACCAACTGTTTCTCTTTCGATATCTTCGTGATCAAACTCAGCCCAGTAAAGTTCAAAGGCCACAGTGTCTTCTAATGCTTCAAACTGATGATATTCTCCGGGTGCTACTTTGGTATACATACCATCTGTTAACACAGTTTCATCAACTAGGTCGTAGTTATTTTTCCATACACGAATAACTAGCGCACCTTTTTCAACAAAGAATCCGTTCCACTTGTATTTGTGTTTGTGTTTAGAACACACTCCGCCTTTGGTAATATCGATACGGTGAAACTCTAGAACTCCATTGGCTTCTAGTAGTTCCGTCTGTCCCCAAACTTTTCCTGCAATCATATTGTTCCTTTAATTTTTAAAAATAAGTATTCTTGACGTTCGCACCATCTAACATCAAAAATAGGTTCTCCTGGTCCAGTTAACATAGAAACACCTCGATATGCCAAGGTGAGCCATAGCCATTTACCTGTATAAAAACAACGTCTGGGTATTAAACTGTATTTAAGTTCCCACCCTATACAGCGTCTTTTAAATGTTTGATCTGGTGTTTCCCAGTCCATTAACTGATCTAACGGCATTAGATTAACTTTGACAGATTAATGATCTCGCATTGACGAGAAACTTCTTTGACAAAATATACACAAGGACTGCCTTCTTCTTCACCTAGCGGCACTGTTAACATTTGTCCGTTTTTAATTTTAGGGAAGAACCATCTAACGTCTTGATAGATGTTTACTATTTCGATGGGCATGTACTCGCATCTAAATCCGCTGATCGGATTGAATACAAAAGCATCGAACCCTCGTTCGTTGATTGATGTCAATGGCAGAACTTCAGGATCAAGTCCGCAGTCTTTGTCGCCTACTACCATACACCAATCTAACGGAGCCTGTACTTCTCTGCCTCCGATGTTTAATAAAATAGCAGGGCTGTTAAATGATTCTAAAAAGATCAAAGGCATAAAAAAGAAATCCGGATCTTGCGGATTACTATTGTCTAGTACGGAGAATCTTACATCTTCTTCTAGTTCTTCTGGTATTTCATTTAGGTCCAATGGACGATTACTTAATGTTAAAATTTTCATGTGTTCACCTTGGTAACTGTAAAGGGGTACTTGGCCTCCTTATAATATTTCTTACGTTCTGTTAAATGTCTCTTTGCGTATTTGCAGGTACTGGTTATGTCCCAGATTTGGACGAAGTCTTTGTCCTCTGCTTTTCTAATCCCTCGCCCAATGCTTTGTATAACGCGGACAAAGCTCTTTCCGGGCTCAATAAGAACCAGATTAAAAATCCTTGGAATATTAATACCCACAGCGGCCACACCGTAAGTCGCCACAATAATCTTGTCATTAGCAGTTTTAACTTCATCGTATTCTTCTTTCCTATCGTCGAGTTTTACTTCCCCGGAGATAAAAACCGCTTCGGGTATATTTGCCAACAGCTTGTTTCCGGTATCAATCCTGTTGACTAAGACTAGTGTGTTACCAGTTTCGGTTACTTTCTTAACGTAATCGGCAACCCATTTCAATCGAGTTTCATCAGTTACTAACCAAGTATATTCTTCTTGATAGTTACGGAATGTCTGAATGTCTTGTGTCTGTAATATTTGAATATCCAACTGTGCCAATACTTCTTTCTGTTGTAGGTCGTAGGCGCTGACACGATTGATCACTGGACCTATGCTGGCTAGGATGCCTTGAAACTCCCATTGTTCTTTGGGCACTGTTCCTGTTAATCCCCAGCGTATAGGACAGTTTTTAAAGTTCTGCGTTAACAGTTTTTTCAACACTTCTGCTTTGGCCTGATGCACTTCGTCGATGATAATGGCACTAACACCTTCGCAGAACTCTGCCAAGGTCAATGTATCATCGTCATAGCTTTTCTTATCTAGAACATTAAGGCTTTGCCATGTGCAGATAGTGTGTGTTCTGTTTAGTTCTTTTCTGTCACCGAAGTAAACTCCAACATCTAGTCCGAGATTTTTATAGTCTTCTTCAGTCTGTACAACAAGCGATTTGTTCGGAACAATAACCATCGTACGGCCATATATCTCACAAAGATGCGATAACGTCGCAGTAGTAATAGTTTTACCAGCACCTGTAGCTACCTCCTGTAATGATTGTGGGTTTTCTAAAAATTTATTAACAACATCATATTGATAATCTCTTAGCACAATCGGAGTTCCAGCTTGTGGATGACCCTTAGGCCAAGTTTTGCCTTGACTAGACCAATAATCTTCGCCGATGGGATTAAAAGTAACCTTTCTATGCATACGATGATCTTCAACTTCGATATCGTAGCCATCACCTTCGATGATAGGCAATATAATATCTAAGTGTGCTAGATAACCGGTACCACCAATACCAAAGAAACTAACAGTACCATCCCAACGACCTAGTTTATAAGCGGGCATATGTCGAGCATAGGGAAGATCGTACTTTAGTTTATTAGCGATCTTTCTGCGAGTTTCAATGGCAAGGTTTTCTAACTTAATGTTAACCTCGTCCTTGATTATAAGTTTACAGCTCGACAATTTTTTGTCCTTTTGTTGATGAAGGCTTAATGTCGCCTAAAAATACTACACAAGACTGCTGATTGATCCAAGTTTGGGAAATAGCACTGCTTGGCAAAAAAGGTCCTGCAGATGCTACTATTGTAACATCTATATCTTTTTCGATCAACCATTTAGGAACCTTATCCTTGAATACTAAGATTTTTCCGTTGCTGAGATCCCCGCCTAGGCCTTCGTTTCGAATCCAGTCATTAAAATCGGCATCTTCGCTGGTATTGGCTCTAAATCCAATCTTTACCTTGGATTTTTCATAGCCTCGTCTTTCTACTACAGATAACAAGTGACTGAGCCATGCTTTGGATTTTTCTTTTGTCAGAACTATTACCGTTTGACCTTTAATAGAAAAACAAAGATCAACAAACTTTTGTAGGTCCTTGATCCAGAAAGAGTTTGACTGTGTTGCGCAGATTTTTCTAGCAGTGGTCGAACCCGATTCTTCACAAGGATAACCTAGAGATTTGGCCAATAACAGATCGTCAATAGTTGAATTTATTTTATGCTCGTCGAAATAAACTCTGGCCGATTCAGTATAGTTAACCAGCTCTACTTTTTCCTCAACTACCCTTGAACAGGCGATATACTTTTCTTGATCTTCATAGATCTGTTCTATATTTTCCACTAGATCTATAAAATCTTGACTCTGCTCGTATTTTTTTTGATCTGCAAAATCTTTGACCAATATAGGATTAACTGCCCGAAAGGTATACTTTCTTACTTTTTCTTCTGCGTTCCAAACAGAATCTCTCCAGTCAGCATTTTCTTTGACACACTGTTTTTCAAAGATTTCCTTTAGATTGAAAGGTTGTTTTACGCAGATAAAAATTCCGTTGTCATTTTTTTCTATATAAACTTTCTTACTAGTGTCTATCACTCGAAAAGGTTGACTCCATTTCGGTTTATCTATTGCGGCGGTGTCTATGTGATGTTTTTCAATCAATGTTCTATATTTGCTCAGCAAGCGCAGTACATATTGAGATTGAGACACAGTCAACGGTTGACCTTTAGACAACAGAGAATGAAAGTTTATAACCGGTGCTTGATCCTCTATCTGAAGAGCCGAACTCTTCGACAGCACTATCGCGGCAAAGGCAAGAAACAGTTGATCGGTGAAGTCGCTATTTGACATAGTTAATATTATAACGTATTAACGAAACAAAATCAACTATTTGATAAGTCTTTTTATAGGTTCACCGCTTTCTATTTCGCCCAAAGTCCACTCGGTATGGCAAAGTTTTAAAAACCAATCCGAACGATCTTTGAACTTAGGATTTTCGATATTTTCTATAGATTCGCTAACAGGAAAAGCAAGACTAGATTTATCACAGACAATAGGAATGCCTTTGATCGCTGCCTGAACTGCCGGGCCACTGTTATGATTTATCACACAATGGTAGTTGTAGTCTATGTCAAAGTCATCATAGGTATTGTTAAGTTTATTAGGAACTTGAAGATGTACTCCCGGAACATTTAGAGTAAAAATATTTCTAGGATGAGGTCTTACAATAATCGGCCGTTGGCTGCGTTCTTGTATTTGTTTTACCATTGCTGCGGCCCAAGCCTGCATCGGAGGTAGATCTTTCCATTGTAGGCTATGTTGATGTTGGCAGGCAATAAGTATCGGGTTTTTTCTAGAATGTTTTTCTTGTTCAAGATAGATGCCTAACTTTTTAGCTCTGTTAGGATCCAGGCCTTGATCATTGCCAAAGATTCCTAGCCCATTGATATTGTCTATACTCAAACGCCAGGTTTCGTTTCTTTTTAGATTTCCAACTTCTGCGACTAATATTGGAATATTTCTTTTTTTGCAAAGTTCGTAGATACGCTGATTGCCTTTCATCCTGCCTAACCAGAGTACAGACCAAATCACAGCTACATCCTCGCCCGAATCAACGACAGTATGCCCGCAGTTTTTCAACCCCTTGGACAACGCCTCAAAGACTGGACGACTGTTTAGAGCACCGTATTCTGTATAAATTTTTATTCGCATTTTTGGCAAGGTAAATATTATCAGAGTATTTAATGCCTTTATGAGTGACTTTTCTAAAAAACTAAAAAAAACGTTTGGCAGTAACGGCAATGCTGTGATCTATGGTCCAGACCGAGAGTTATTAGAAAGCTTCTCTAAGGTGTTTTACAGTGTTTTTGTCTTTGGTGTAGATAGTTCTTTGTTACGTAGTAAAAATATCATCTATAGATCGGGTACAGATATGACTAATCTTCCCGAGATAAGATTGATACAAGTAGACGAGAATGGCTATCAGTTTTTATTAGAAAATCTTTCTTTTTTAAGATTGACTAGATGCGATGTTATGATAATGTCCAGAGAACTACCAAGCGAACTACTGATGAAAGAAATGATGATTCTTGGTTATATTCTTTATGATCAAGGAAAACGCTGGCAACTATGGAAAGTGAGAAACTAATATGAATAAAACAGCATTTGTTACAGGAATGACGGGACAGGATGGTCCTTATCTAGCAAAACTTTTGTTAGAAAAAGGTTATAAAGTATACGGCCTAGTAAAAAGATATTCAAATCCTAATCTAGACAATATCAAATATCTAGGTATTGAAAACGATATCGAGTTGATCACAGGAGATATTACCGACGACGGTAATATGAATCACCTTATCAAAACTATTAGACCCAATGAGTTTTATAATCTGGCAGCACAGAGTTTTGTTGGTGCTAGTTGGGATCTCAACAAACTAACCACAGAAGTAAATGCTGTAGGGCCGTTGAACATTCTTAATGCTATCAAACAACATAATCCAGATACTAAATTTTATCAAGCATCTACTTCAGAGATGTATGGTAACAGTATTGAGCTATCTGGAGGTCGACAAGACGAATCTACACCGTTCTGGCCTAGAAGTCCTTACGGTGTGGCTAAACTTTACGCTTATTGGATCACTGTTAACTTCCGTGAAAGTTATAGTCTGCATGCATCCAACGGTATTTTATTCAATCATGAAAGTCCTATCCGTGGCAAAGAGTTTGTTACAAGAAAGATCACAGATGGCATTGCAAAGATCAAATGCGGTCTTGCAGACAGTATCACTCTAGGCAATCTAGATGCTAAACGTGACTGGGGATTTGCCGGAGACTTTGTTGAAGCCATGTGGTTAATGTTACAACAAGACGAACCAGGCGACTACGTTGTAGCCACTGGTCAACAATATACCATCGGAGATTTGTTAGAGCGTGCCTTTAAATATGCAGGTATCGATGATTGGCAACAGTATGTCAAGAGTGATCCTAGATTCAAACGTCCTGCAGAATTACATAGCCTCTGTGGAGATCCTAAAAAAGCAGAAACTGTACTAGGATGGCAAAGACGTACTAGCTTTGACGATCTAGTTAAAATGATGGTAGAAGCTGATATCAAACGCTATAGTAGATCTCAAGAAACCGATTGGACTTTACAAACTAAATGAAAAAAGCTGTAGTTACAACATTTCACAAAGCTGGCTACGACAAGTATGCCAAACGAATGATTCAAACATTCTTGCAGAACTGGCCTTCGGATATCACATTATATGTCTACCCCGAAGATCATACTATCAGCGAGTCAGCGGACAATCTTGTTGTAAGAGATCTACATAGTGCATCTCCAGACCTTGTAGCATTTAAGGCTCGCTGGAAAGATGATCCTAAAGCCAGAGGTGAAGTCCCTACTGGTCCGCCTGATCGCAAAGGCAAACGACCAGGCGTGGGTTTTAGATGGGATGCTATTAGGTTTAGTCATAAAATATACTCTGTCTGTCATGCGGCTCGTAATACAGATGCTGATGTACTATTTTGGATGGATGCTGATATGGTATGCCATACTCCCATTCCTCATCATTTTATGGACAAGATGATTGGGAACTTTGGCTTAGGATTCTTAGGTAGAGAAAAAAAGTTCACCGAGTGCGGTCTTTATTTTATGGATTTGCGAAATCCTCATACCCAAGAGTTTTTATTTGAATTTCAAAGAGCCTACGACAGTGGTAGACTATTTCAGTTTCAAGAATGGAATGACTGTTGGGTGTTCGATGAAGTGCGAAAAGAAGTTAAACAGCGGCACCCGGAGTGGCAGTGGATTGATTGGTGTCGGGGAATGATTAAAGGTGAAGGCCACCCTTTAATCAACACAGAATGGGGTGCCTACTTAGATCATCTCAAGGGTGCTCGCAAAGACACCGGCAAGAGTAATCGCAATGATTTACTCAAAACACGAACTGAAAAATACTGGCTTACTGCTCGCTAGAATAATCTGCTTTGCTGTGTTTGGCCTTATAGTGGGCCAAATACGGTCCTAGCACTGTATGTTTCAGTGGTGTCTTATAAGGTTTAGTAAAGTTCCTACATAGGTCTAAACCTTCGCAGTTTAAACTTTCAAAAGTCCAGCCGTAGACATCGTTGTCGTAGAATCTTCTTAGATCCGAACTATCGTGTTCAACATATCTTCTACGATATTCTTTTCTAAAGTCGTTGAACTTTTCGTGTCTAGTATTAACAGCAAAAAATCCAGTCTCCGGAACGAACCATCTTCCAGATGTTCCATCTTTCATAGTATCGTAGGTTACTCCCATATGCGTACTCAGGACATTGATAGGCAGTAGCGATAATATTAGATCCTTAGGAACAGCTTGACAGGTTAGAACATCGGCATCTAACCATATTATTCTATCAGCATTGGAGTTATACATCGCATGTATAAAACTAAATGCTTTTTTTGAAAACTTTCTTTCCTGTCCGCCAATGCCCTTGGTGTGTTGGAAACGAATATATTCTGAATCTAAGTGGTCAAAACTTATTTGTTTAACTCTATCATCATATTCTAAAGAAAACTCTTCGACATAACAAGTTATAGAAAAATCTTTAGGCCAGTAGTTTAAAAAAGATTCTAAGGAATCCTTGCCTATTAGATCGTAATAGTGTTCGTTAAAACTTGTAATAATTTCTACGTTCATACAAAATTTCTCATATGCATCCAGCACTGCCCATTTTCTATTTCATCGAAGTTCCAATGGAACATAGATATTCTTTCTATCCAAGATTGACGGTCAAACAATACCGGAGATTCTATCATAGAAAGATCAGTGTTAGCCACATCTTTCACTTGACTTTTCGCAGGATCGGTTAAAAATACAGGATAGCCTTCAATGGCGGCCCCTACTGTAGGACTGCTGTTATGATTCACCACTGCCCAACAATTTTTTAAATCTTCTTCTAGGCTAGTTTCCGGTTTAGATAGTCTTACACCCTTGAGTATACCTATTTTTTTCATTAGATTTTTAGGACTTAGATAATCTCGGGAGCCTTTGTCGCCGGGATGCGCTCTGATAACCAGCTCTCTGTCTGTGTATTTTCTAAGCTCTTTGATGACATTAGATGCCCATTCAACTACATCAAATCCTCCCATAGACCAGCCACCGTTTCTTTGAAGGCAAAGCAAAATATGATTACCTGTGGCTCTATAATCTTTGAGAACGATTCCAGTATCTTTGGAAATCTTTGTCCATCGGCTAGGATCAACTATGTTATCACAGTAGATTCCTGTGTTAGGAAATACTCCGTTAAAACTGTATCTTAGATAGTGTAACGGATTAGTAGTATTTTTATATAAAAATAGATTGGAATCGGCGAGAAGAATCTTTTTATTTCTTGACAGTTGATGATCTATAAGTTTTTTTCTAAAAGTAAGATGCGGCGTATTTTTACTGTTATCATGTACCCAACCTACACTGAGTGCTACATCGGAATCGATTAAAGTAGGAGCATCGTGTACAACAACATTGTCCCCAGCGTTGGCAACTCCTTGTGCAAACTTATAGAGTATTTCGCCTTTCTCAACGTTTTTGTTATTAGGAGGCAATACTGCGGTATAGGCAACTATTTTCATTTCTTCTCTTTTTTCTTTTCGGAACGTTCCTTGTTTTCAAGACTTAGTTCGGCCTTTCTATCTATACCTAGGTGATGATAGAAATATTTTTTAATATAGCTATTTTCCATAGCTAATCTACTGATATAGCCTTGAGGAACATTTACCCACTGATTAAAATGCGGCACTAGACTACGCATAGGCCACTTTTCTCTCACAAGGTTAGCAGCATGATGGTCGTAAGGTTGAGGTATCTTGTAGATATCCCCGTTATACCAAGTTAATGAATAGTCTCTAATAAACTTGTCAAACTGTTCGTGTTTTGTATTGAAAGCAACGATACCGGTATCAATAGGACAATCATCCTCGTGAGGCCAATCCACACCACAATCTAAACTAGCCCATACTTTATCTCCAGGATGAAGTAGTTCAAAGGCCTTGGTTCTAGACATGGCTTCTTGTACGCTGATATCAGCATCAATCCAAATAACCAGTCCCTTGTATTTCCTAGCAGCCCATATCTGAGCTCGGCTTTTCTTCCAGAATCGATCGGCTTTAGTTCCCCCCATGCCTTCGGACACCCAAGGATCGTCGCCGCCTACTACCTCTTTATAAAAACTTACCGCACGACCAAAACCAAGATCTACAGGCTTATCGTCCCAAACAAAGACCACTTCACCGGGAAGACTTTTCCATGAAGGTAGTGTATGTTGAGCAGCATAGTTATAATATTCTCTAGATAAACTAGTCACCCATGTTATAGGACTGTTTACCGTTGATACATGTCGACCAACTTCTGTAGCATAATCTAAAAGATATTGATTCCATACATCTTTATAATCACAGTCTCGGTATTCAGGGAACCAAGGACCGCCTTCGGTCCAATGATAAGCAATAGGCTTGCCAGTTTTTTCTTCGCTGTTCCAACCGACTAAAAAATTATATTTGGCTGGTAGTTCACCTATTTCATGATCTTCTAACCATTGGAATCTATGTAGATAAGAACCTGGTTTATCATTGATATCTGCTAGAGTAAGTTTAATATTACTAGGATGGGAACAGTTCCAAAGAACACAGCTACTCCAGTTCTTTCTAGGATAGATAGTTTGTTTACAGCCGTCCATCTTTGTATCGTTCTGAGGTTGATGATCATGTTTGACTACCATGACTGCATATCTAGGATCTGCCAGTTCAAACAACTCTGCTAGATTTCCATCCCAGACAAAATCACAGTCGCAGAACAATGCCCAGCCTTCGTGATTCTGTAAATGAGGTACTAAAAATCTAGTAAAAGTAAATTCTGTAGAACTTAAGGGATCTGCTGATCTCCAGTATAAATCTTCGCTTCTTAATAGCTGTTGTTTAAGAGGTTTGACTTCTGCGCCTGGTGTATGTTTGAGGATAGAATATTCGCAGACTTTATAAGCTATCTCTTCTCTCGAATCATAGCCTACATAGACTGTGATAATATCATTGTTCATTTAAAATTCTCCAAGCTGTTCCATCTTTTAATTCGTTAACATGAAATTGACCGTAGGCAAGGTGGCAAGCCCATTGATATCTTAGTTCTTCGTCCGGCCAAAAAGGATTTTCTATTTTACTTAAATCCTGTTCAGTCACTGGCATTGCTGCGTGTGTAGGTGATAATGTAAATGCTGGCACACCGTTCATCACGGCCTCTGTAGCAGAGTTACTGTTAAACGTTACCAGGCAGTGTACATCGTCAGTTAATGCTTCTGCCAATGTATTAGTAATAACCCTATCAACTCTGCTCTTGGTTCTTTCTCTTATCTCTATAGGCCTGTCGGTATATTGTTTAATAGTATTGACAGTTTCTTCTAACCATGTGTCGAGATCCATATCATAGAATTTCATAGGTTTCTCGTCAGGTTTGGCTATCAATATTTTGCGACCTGGATTTTTTCTAGGCTGCATTTCTATAGCTAATCTGCGCCAACGATCGTCTGGTCTTTTTATGATTTCTCTACCGTGTTGCAGATCATTTTTTACTATGCGGTGCCAATATTTCCATCCCATAGGATTTAAAAAATATCTATGATTTCCGAAATATCCTGTATCCATGAAGTAAAAATCTCTTCCGTCAAGCCAACAACGTTGCATGATTTTTTTCTTGAGAATTCCCCTAAGTACTATAGGGTCTTCGCTATCAGCATAGGTAAAGTCGTCAGTGTTGATCGCCCGACCTTTGCTACCGATAGCGAACATATTGATATATTCGTCTTTGGCTTCTTTGCTGAGAAATATCCAGTTATTCATCGTCTTTCAATGTCTTCTTCTATGCAGTTCTCACCGTACTGTATTTCGATGATCTTCAAAGGTTGATCAGTTTCGTTACAGAGTTGGTGCCATTCTGTTCTTTTAATATGTATATGGTCAAACTTATTGAACGTTCCCAACAGTTCAGCATCAGTACTGCGATTTATAGTATAAACAGCGGCGGTGCCTTCTGCTACAAACCAATGCTCTGCTCGATCCTTGTGTCGTTGCATGCTTAGACTTTTACCAGGTTCAACTGTAAGTTCTTTTAGTTTAACTTCTCGACCATTCTCATGCAATACACGATAGTATCCCCATTGACGTTCTGTTTTAGGAGCTTTCCATTCTTGTAAGATCCACGAACTAGAGTTCATTTTGTGTGCGCCGCCGACTCCGAATACAAAGTCTAAGTGAAGCATTTCTTGAAGTAGATCCATCTCTGGGATATTTTCTTTTGTTCGATCCCCGCCGTTGGCAAAGATAATCTGAGCCTGTGGATATATTGCTCTAACTTTTTTAATGGCATCTTTAGCACTATTGTCGCTGTCGTCAAAGTTAATGACTCTGTCGACGGTGTGCAGTGAGTCGATAATAGTTGCACGTTCTTCCCAAGGCATAAACTCCTGGCCTTTCTTTCGACGCAGCCACTGGTCAGAATTTAAACCGACGATCAACGAATCGCCAAGTTCTTTAGCTGCTTTAAAATAAGCAATATGCCCAGAGTGAATAGGATCAAACCCTCCAGTGACAAGGACAACTTTTTTCATATATTTTTAACTTTTTCTTTTATATATTCGGAACTGTTTATTAGGCTTCTACGTATTGGTTTAGATATTTTACTGCCCCAATGATACAAACCTATTTTGTAATAATATTGACCAAAGTCAGTATTAATATTTGGAATCAATAAGGGTTGATATGTTTTTATCATATCTTGAACTACGTCTCCGTCGTAACCGTTAGGAAGAGATAAAATATGTCCTTCTTCCCAATATTTTTCATATTCATCTATTAAGTCCATTAAAACTTTATTTTTAAAATTAATAATAATAAAACCGGCATCTATCCCGTTAGTAGAAGAGCCAATAGACCATACTGGATTTTCTTTATCGATCTGATTAATAAGACTAAAAAAATCTTCACGATTAAAATTATATGTCTCTATATCTGTATCTAATAAGATTAAAAAATCATAATCTTTTAAGTTTTTAATAGCCCAAACTTGAGATTTCATTTTTCTCCAAAAGTTTGTTTGCTTATTACTCTTTGAAAATTTTACCGGAAATCCTTGAGTCACATCGGCAACTTCGTTCCATTTGATTATATTAATGTCACCTTCTATGAGGTCAAAATCTGTAATCAAAAATTTATCCCCTGGAAGATCTTTCCATGAAGGGACGCAATATTGGGCAATGTTTTTCCAGTATTGTAAATCTGATAACCCGGACCAAGCTATACGATATGTCATGGGATATTTATCTGGGCATATAATGCATAAATATAAAAATTGGAGATTTTATGAAGCACCCGCGAATGACTCAGATATTTTTAGATGCTATTTGGAAGCATAGAAAACCTGGATTCTATGTAGAATTAGGAGCATGGAACGGACACAAAAAGAATAGCACAAATATCTTAGAAAATGCGGGATGGAATGGGGTTTGTATCGAACCAACTCCGGAGAGTTTCAAAGAACTGATTTCCTATAGAAGGTGTAGATGTTTAAATGTTGCTGTTTCTAATAAAAATGAAAAATCTAAATTTACTATATTTAAAGACGACCCGGCATGCAACGGATTATCAGATTTTCATAGTCAACTACATAAAGAAAGATACGATCAAAGAGATACACATGTTATTGAGATAGAAACTGTAACTTGGGATAGTCTTGATTTACCCAATCACATAGATTACTTACAGTTAGATACTGAAGGATCCGAACTAGAAATTTTAAAAAGTATCGATTGGGGAATACAAAAAATATCTTATATCTGTTTAGAGGATAATCATTTATATTTTTATAATGATAAAACTTATTCGGAATATATGACTTCGATAGGTTATCATTGTATTCTAAGTCAAGGTGTTGATCTTCTCTGGTATAAAAACTAACTATTTTCTTCTGTGGGTTGGCATACCATTACTCCATAATATGCTGTATTTTTTTAATATTGTTGTGACTTCTTCAGTTAACCCTTTTAACCCAACTGGTTCTGCGGCTATTTTCTTTTTCTTTGTTACACTATCCCAACCCTTGCCATTAAATATTTCTTTGGCAGCTTGATCAGCAGTCATTCCTATTTTAGTTTCCCATGTTCTCCACTCTCGTATTGACCCCATTAGTTTAGCCTTAGTAGCCTCGTCTCCCATTTTTGAAAAATGCCATCCACCGTATACTGGAAAAAACTTTGTTTTTCTACCCTCTTCGAGACCGCGAAGAGCTTTATTTTTACTACAATAAAAGTCAGCCATGGTAATAATATCTTTAAATTTTGCCATTTTTGATCCCGGCCACTCTTTGTAACCTCTAGTTTCCCAATCTACAAAACATACTCTGTTATTATGTACCCAGACTAGTTGACCATGTTCGTTATATAAGTCTACAGCTTCGTTCCATTTTTTCGGATCCCAAAACTCATCCAGATCATTCATTATTACCCAATCATCTGCGCTAGCAAATTTTTGAATTTCATATAGAGCGTGTTCTCTAGTACCGTTTTCAACCCACTTAGCCTGAACACCATCTTCGTCCTCTAACCACTCGTCTGGCCATTCTGCGACTACATGATGAATCTTATTTTGAATTTCTTGAGGAAGCGTAGGAATGATTGTTTTAAAAAAAGGTTCATTTTTTTGATGCCTCCAGGTTTGGTTGCTTTCTATAATAACAAAATCTGTAACATACGGATTAAGATATTCTAATCGAGCTTTAACTAGCTCAACTTCATTTAAAAATGTAAATGCGTCAATAATTTTCATGATAAGTTAGTTGTTGTTGAAATATTTTCTTTATTAATAGACACAATATCTTTATCTAGATTTTTCCAGTTTAGTACAAGGCTTCCTATAAGAATATCTGGATTATAGGGGTAATTTTGTTTTACCCACGAAATCAGTTTTTCTGCACCAACCGGTTTAATATAGTATCCATGAGTTCCAAAATTCCAATATCCTGTGTCGTCATTAAATCTGATATTGCTAGTCGGTTTATGAAGCTTTATTAAATCGGCATTGTCGTCAAAATCTTCTAATGGGCTAGATATTATTGCATCATGTTCGAGAACTATAAAAGGCTCTTGCAATCTAAAACATTTTTCCCACAGTATAAAATGACTTAGAAAACAACCTTGCATTCCTAAAGATTCACGAAATTTTTTAGACTGCGGGGGGAGTACGCCAAGACTACTCCAGGTATCTAAGTTGATTTCTTTTCCATTTATTCCCCAGAAAGTTTCAATATCCCAAGAAAAGTGATCGGCTGAAATCAAACATTGATTTAAAAGTTTTTCACTTACAGAATGATTTTTTAAACCTATGCAAAAAGTTTTAGGATGTTTCATTTTTGAATCAACCAGCATCTTCCAATTTTTTCAACTTTTAAATTTTTTGATTTAAAAAACTCATCAACAGCTCGTTGTAGTCCTGGAAATTCTTTTGTATAATCATCACCGCCAAAATAAGAACCGGTTTTTATTTTTGGAAACCAAGATTCTAAATCCTTTGAAACACATTCGTATGTATGGCCGGCGTCTAAATAACAAAAATCTACAGACTCGTTTTCAAATTTGTCTGCGGCATCCCAACTTAACGATTCAATAGTTTGAATCATATTTTTTAAAGGTTCGATATTTTTAAAAAAAACTTCTTTAAGACTTTTATTTTTAACTATTTCATATTCTTGAAGTTCAATACCACCGTCCCAAGTATCTACAGCATAAAACTTTCCAAATTTATTTTGATTGACAAGTTCTACTGCCGTATATGCTACAGATTTTCCAGTCCATGCCCCAACTTCCACCCACGTGCAACTAGAAGGCATTTTTGAAATAGCTATATCTAACATAGCCGTGTTCTTATACCCCATAAAACCTTCAATATTTTGATAAAAATGATTCATCTCAATCCTTTTGTTATTCTCTATTTACCTAGCAGTTAATTAGATAAATATTATAAAGGAGTTTTTATGAAGTCTATAGTAACTGGCGGCGCGGGATTTATTGGTTCACATATTGTCGATAACCTTGTTAATCAAGGACACGATGTGATAGTTTTAGATACAGAAACTTCCCAAGTTCATGAATCTTTTTATTATAATCCAAATGCAAAATACTACAAGTTAGATGTTGCCGATTATGAAAATACTAGAGAATTATACGAAAACACAGACTATGTTTTTCATTGTGCAGCTGAATCAAGAATACAACCTACTCTGTTAAATCCGTTATTAACTATTAAAACTAATACACTCGGAACTGGCACTGTACTACAATGTTCAAGAGAAGCCGGAGTTAAAAAAGTTATCTATAGCTCAACTTCTTCAGGATACGGATTAAAAAATGATCCGCCACTTAGTGAAAACATGCCAGATGATTGTCTCAATCCCTATTCAGTATCTAAGGTGTCTGGCGAAAAACTTTGTTCAATGTATACTAAACTATTTGGATTAAAAACTATTATTTTTAGATATTTTAATGTGTATGGTCCGAGAGAACCACTAAAAGGTCCATATGCACCTGTTGTTGGTTTATTTTTAAGACAATATTTTGCCAACGAACCCCTTACAATAGTTCCAGACGGAACTCAAAGAAGAGACTTTACACATGTCGAGGATGTTATCCAAGCTAATCTGTTAGCAATGAACATCGACAATCACGATAATTACGGAGAAGTTTTTAATGTCGGCACAGGCAGAAATCATTCGGTATTAGAATTAGCGAATATGATTAGCTCTAATATCAGAATGATCGAGCCTAGAAAAGCAGAAGCATATATTACATTAGCTAACAACTCAAAAATTAAAGAAGTATTTGGTTGGGAAGCTACAAAAAATATCGAAGATTACATCAAAGAAAACTTATCTAAGTCTGTGTAAAGAATTTATTTCTTTGACAGATTCTAGTAGCTTTAATGGAGTCCCTATATCGAGGCCATGTTCAACGATGGCAGAAACATCTTTAGGAAAACAAGCACCACCATAACCGTATTGACCGTCTGGCCCAGGAACATCCCAATGGCTAGTTCCTAGCCTAGAGTCATTTTTTGCTAGTTCTTTTATTTCTTTCCAATCTACACCAACTGCCTGAGCAAGGTGATACAGATCATTCATAAAAGTGACTTTTGTAGCCATAAAAGAGTTGGCCATATACTTAAACAAACTAGCTGTAGCAATATCACTATGATGATATAGTGTTGCCTTAATAGTGCTTAATCTAATAACTTCTTCGGCTTTTTCGCAATGATTTTTATTTCCGCCGATCAATACCCAAGTTGAGTTTTCATAATCAGCCGTAGCGTTGGCTGCTGTAAGAAACTCTGGTGCGTGTACTAGATTGGGATGTTGATCTTGCAATCTTAAGTAAACACCCGGAGGCACTGTACTTTTACATATAATGACATTTTTATAATCATCTAATTCTTTAAGAACTGATTTAACATACGAATCGTCACAATGGCCGTTATCAAGCATCGGAGTAGGAACACAAATATATATAGCATCGCATTTTTTAATTTCTTCTAAAGATGCTGATGTATCTCCTAACTTTGGATCTCTAATAATTAAATTTTGATTCCTATGTGTGTGGGCCACAGCAGTTCCTACATACCCCAATCCAAATAATCCTATTTTCATAACGTTGCGTCATCCAATCCGGCAGTTCTAAGTTTTACAATATTACCCACCTGCCATTGTTTAATATCTAATGCTTTGATAATGCCTAGCCATTTGTTTCTAAGCAAGGCAAAATCGTTAATGATCTTTTCAAAATCTACAACGTCAGCCTCTCCTTCTACAAACTTTTCACAGTCTCTAGAGGATAGGCTACGTTGATAGTTTTCAAGATATTTGCGAAAATGTTGACTGCGAAGTCTACGAAGTTCGATGTTGAGATATTCGAGTATCGCTTCGATTTCTTGAAGCTGATTGAATCTCTGTTCAACAATACCAGGCATATCAGAAGAGACTCTTTCAAGTCGTCCGCTGATTTTTGTGTCTAGTTTTGCAGCGTCAAGTTCCTGTGTATAATATGCTACAGCATCTGGTATACAGGAAATATCTTTGGAAACTCGATCGTACCAGTTCACTTATTCCTCGTCATCGTAGCCGTATTCTTCTTCGTCATATTCGATTTCTTCATCATCGATAACATATTCAATAGCATCATCAAGGTAAGGATCTACACCTTGTAAACTTTCTAATACACTTTCTTTGATACCATGATCCATTAATGTATTAACAAAGTCTGCGGCAACATCCTTGCGATGTTTTTCTGGAATATGTTCGATGACTAGAGTCCAAATATCAGCGATTATGTCTTCTTTCATTATGCGCTCTCCGGTTGAGGTTCGACATCAGTAGTTATCTCAGATTGTGATTTTTCGCCATTTTTAGAAATGTCTTCCATCAGCTTATCTAAACTACCTGCTTCATTCCTCTCCCACTCTTTCCTATAAAACTTTAGGATTTCTCCGTCATTGGTAGTATATGAAAGTCTATTACCGTCCTTGACTAACATGCCTTTGCCTTCAGCGAGATCAACTAGACCGCTGTAAGGATTCATACCTGTTTCATAAGGAATCTTAACCTGTACGCTTTCAAACGGCTTAGCGTAACGTGTTTTCATAATCTTACAGGCAGCGCGAATACCTTTGACTTCTGAAATCTTATTACCATCTTCGTCCTCTTTTAACTTCAGCTTCTTCATGGCAACCACGATAGAAGATGCGTAAATGAAGCCTTGTCCTCCTGAAATTTTGTCGTCAGGATCGAACATGTCTTGGCTAGCGTATGTGTGATTAGTAGCCACCAAGCCGACGTTGTAACTACCAAACATATTAACACAGTTACGAACCAACGCTGTAAGTGCCTTTGGCTTTCTACCCATATCACCTTTGAGATCTCCTGCTTCAAACTGGTTAACGTCGGTTGGAGTTAACAACATACCCAATGAGTCAAGCACGAATAAAACCTTAGGACGATCGCCTTCGGTCATAGTACGATACTCTTTCATAAACTCAACAATAGTTTTTGCTACATCATCGATCATAGCCATATTGAGTTTCAATAACTTATCTTCGCTGGTGTCTACACCCAATGCTTCTAACCATGCTTGATCTAGAGCGTTTTCGCTGTCAACTAGAACTACATAGATCCCTTGAGCCTGTGCATGTTTGATCATGTTACCAGAACAGATATAACTTTTACCTGCACCAGATTCACCGGCAAATACTGTAACCTTACCTAGGGGAATGCCTTTATGAAAATCTCCGCTGATCAGATAGTTAAGCGCATAGTTGCCTGTGCTAACCCAGTCAGTGGGATCATTAAAGCCTACACCTAGACCTTCAATGCTTTTTGTTAAACTTTTTCTAAACTTACTAATATCAAATGCTTTCGACATATATTCTCCGTAGTGAAGAGAGTGCGAGATTGCCTCGCACTCTTTACTTTATCGTTATTATTTTTGACGGTTGCGAATCATGGCAAGGATGTCTTGTGCCTTGCTAGCATTTTCGCTTGGGGCTGCTGAAGTAGTAGCCTTAGGAGCAGCAACTGGTGCTGGCTCGTCGTCAATGTCGTCAGCTGGAGCAGCAGCTCTGGCTGCGGGCTTGTTAGGATCACCTGTAACTTGACCCATGCCTGCTGGTTTGAAATATTGTCCCCAACGTTCCATATCATAGGCTTCACCGTCAACGGAAGCTTCAAACATTTCTTTCAT